AGCAAGCCCGTGCAACCAGTTCAATCTCCCGTTGTATGCAGGCAGCCTTCCGCTATTATGGTTATATCACCCCTAACAACACATGGGACGAGGATAAGTTTTTAGACGGCTACACCATTCAATCACTCGATAGGTCACTTCGAGAGGTGAAGAAGTTACAGGGTTGGCAGGATGATAGTAGTAAACGCCTAGAAAAGTCCTACAGAGAAATGCACTCTACATTGCCCCGTAATGAAGCAAGTATGTCAAAAGGCATAAAGGCGCAGGAGGAGGCTCAAAACGCTCACAGTGGCAAATTAGAGGGTAATACGAGCGCGCCAGTGAGTAGGTTGACACATGCGGAAAGAATGGAATTGATTAAACAGGCGGTAGGTGATAAAATACGAATATGAAACCACGAAAGAAAAGTAATAAATCAACTGGGCGCGACTACAAATCCGAATACAGAGCGTATCATGGGACTGAAGAACAGAAGAAGAAGCGCGCGAGTCGTAACGCCGCCCGTCGTAAAGTAAAAGCCGCTGGAAAAGCTGTCGGTGGCAAAGATGTTGATCATAAGGACGGAAACCCAAAAAACAACGCACTGTCTAACCTACGCGCTATTAGTAAACGAGCCAATAGAAGTTTTGCACGCACCAAGACAGCACGAAAAAAGAAAATCTAACGGTGACAAATACAAAAAAACTACCGCTCGATGGTCGGTAGTTTGATGATAGTACCTCCAAGTATCCTACATTTTACGACACTTGGTCGGGTGGTACGAGCCCCGTTAGTTTCTGTGCTTCAATACTCCGCAAGGTTGTATCAATGACAAAACGGTTGACACTCTTTGAGCCAGCCGCTTGCTTGATCTTGTCGTGTTCGTTGTCTGTTAGGTACAGCATGAATTGCTTTTTATTTGTGTACGCCATATTAATTTAGTTTATCCTTTATTTAGTTGCTCTATAGTCGAACGTACAACTCTTTCCGTGCCTTGAGCCTGTAGATACGTTACAGCTAGGGCATTCACCTTTACGCGTCCATGCTTTTGGTGAATGGTTAGGCTTGCGTAATAACTGGATATGCCATGTATATTTTTTCATATAGTTATCCTTTAATTTGTATTGGTGTTCGTAGTGTGATTTCTGGCTCAATCTCTCGTATGATGATTTCATTTGAGTTATCCATATAGTTTTGCGCGTATGTGATCGCTTCATCTATGCTATGATCTTCAATGATTGTCACGTTGCGCCCGTTGATGATCTCCACCGGAGTAACGGGCGATGTAACCGCCCCGGTGGAGTCCTCCACATCCGCCAAGCGGATCAGAGAGAAATCTTCAGGATGCTTGCCCATCAAAGTCCCCTCCTGGGCAACCGCATCCGAGAACGTGCGAGCTGCAGCTGCGTCGCTCACAGAGAAAAACGGCATCGCGTACAGACCGACTTTCGAGTCGTACACGCAGTACAGGCCCTGCCTCATTCGACGCTCCTTGTTTTCAAATTGACTTTCGCGACTTCCACTTTTGCGCGGGCAGCTCGTCGCGCTTTCGTCTCGTCCCGCCTTCCTCGATCCTGCGCGGCAATATACCGCTTTCGCTTCACCGCACGAAACCGTGCCTCGTCATTCTTCGCCAATTCCTTGCTGTAATACCTGGGCAACGCCGCCTCAACGCCCTGGCACACAACCTTGTCATGCCTGAACGCATCCGACTCTCCGAACTTTTCCAACCAACGCTTCCCGATCGCCGGCCGCCGGCTCATCGAGCCGTACTCGGGCTCCATGCAAACCCATTCGCCCGTCTCAGGATCAAGCCAAGTGAAAGCCCCCACGTCCTGGAGCTTCATCTGCTTCTTCACCACGTACTGAGCAACGTAAGAAGCGCTCCCGAACGTCACCGCACCAACAGCTGAGAATCCAAAGCCCCACGCTTTGGCTAGTTGCTCCGATGTGTACAGCTGCGAGCCGTCCGGCCCTTTCTTCCAGGGCCGAGCGTCCTTCGGCCACCAGCCGAAAATAATCGCGTGGTAGTGCGGCCTCCCAAAGCGCTCCCCGTACTCGCCTGACAGGAAGAACGAAATCCGCTTCGGAGCCACCATCTTCCGCAGCCGCTTCATGAACAGCTGGTGCTCCCGCTTCGACAACGAAGGCGGGCTCGGCAAATGCTCCTCGGAATAGGTAAGCGTGATGAAGCACGACTCCTGATGCATCGCCACTTCGTGCATGCACCGTGTAGCCCACTGCCGAGCCTGCTCCTTCCGGCACCCGACGCAATGACCACACGGCAACTCCATCGGGAACCCACGACCGCCAAAAGAAACGCCCCCGTCGCCGGGGGCGTAATGAACCTGTAGGGGGGAGAAACAGGCCAACAGCGCTAGTCAAGCGTCAACACGTCCCAAATCTGCTTGAGCTGCTCAAAAATCACAGTCAGCCAGCCAAGCAGCTGCTGCAAGATCTCTTCCAGGCTCACAGCCGAATGCCCCCACGCATCGGCCCGCCCTGGGAATTTTTCCGGTGATGCCGCACGGCGTTCTTCGTGAAAGTCCGCCTCGACTGACCTCTGCCCATCGACTGACGTCTCATGTGCTATCTCCTTGAAAGGAGATTAAATATTGCCACCTTCCAAAAAAGGTGTCAATGGGCATAGTAGATCAAGTAACAACTATGCCCTCCGCCTACGGCGGTCCCTCACGCGCCAGCTCAACCGCCGGCGCTCATAAAGCTGATCCTTGCTCAGCTGAGCAGGCTTCGCCTTCATCACCGGATCGCACCAACGCGCGATCACGCCTTCGGCGCCTCCGGCGCCTTTTCAGGGGGGGTAGCTACCTCCCCCTTCACCCCTTCGCCAGCATCGCCCTGACGCGATCCTGGCTTAACGTCGGGCACTTTCGGCTCCTCCTTCACCGCTGCCTTCGGCAGCAACCCGAGCTTCACGGCCTCCTTCACGTTCGCCGGATCGGCGACGAAGGCCAACATCTGCTCGGGATCATTTTCGAACCGCAGCCTGGTCCTCGCGTCCAGCTGCGAGAAGACACCGCGCACCAGCGCGACACGATCCATTGAAGACTGGAAATCCAACGCCGACACATCGGCATATTGCATTGGGACATCCCTGCCCTGGGGCAGGATTCCCGTTTTCTCGTAACGCTTCATCAGGACGTTAATGTTGCACTCGTCCTTGAAGCTCTGCTGCGTCCGATCCTCGGCCGACGTGCACACCAACGGAACCGACACCCGCGAACCATCATAAGCAGACCGAATACGGGGCAACGTTGCCCCAGCTCGATCCGCCTTCGGCGCAACCATAAAAACCTCCATAGAGAGAAAGTAAGAAATGGGCCTGGGGCCCAAAGTCAAAAGCACGCCATCGGCAGCGAAGACGCTGCCGACGGCGTAATGCAACACCACAACCAGGGCGAGTGAAAATAAGAGTGTGAGAGTAAAAAAGAGTGAGAGAAATAGAATATGAAATTGTAAAAGAGTATGAAACCTATCGCTACCGCTCCTACGCCTGTGGTGAATAAAAGCACTGCTTCGCAAGTGCACAAAATCCTGCTTGGCAGGAAATGAAATGAACGGCTACCGCCGAGGATAGCGGGGAGTGCGCTCCCGCATCATGTTAAGGATCTGAGCAGCAGAGCCGCCAGTAACACCGAGGCGACGCAAAGCACGCGTAGCCTCTCCAGCGACCTCATCCAGCTCACGCTCGATGTCCGACGCAGTAGAACCAGCACGCGCTCCGGCAATCCGAGACTCGGCCTCAGCCGCAACACCAGGCGCCCAGTTCTCCGTCCTGGAGCCTCGCGTCAAATACCGGGAAACGGCTGCGTTGAACTCGCCTTCATCAGCTGCGTTACGCGCAGCCTCAACACCGAACTTCGCCGACTGCGTCTTGTAATGCTCGGTCTTGTACTGCTGATCCACCAGCTTCCGGGTCATAGCGGCGCTCGCGCCGCCCGTGATCGCGTCCCCAAGGCGCGCATCGAAAACCTGACCCATTTGAGGAGTGGGAGTCGAAGCACCAGGACCCCCCGTGGCGGACAAAATCGGGTTCAGCCCTGCAGCCCGCATGTCCGCCACCTGGCGTTGGTGCGCAGTGTTCGACATCATCTGCTGCCACTGCATGTTCTCCCGCGACATTCCCTTGGAGGCATCGGAAGCCATCTTCGCGCTCGCCAGATTGCCGAGCGCCCCGATCCCTGCACCAATGATCGTCGGATCCATAATCAGAAGTGATCGATCATGCCAGGCACACCATAGATCGGCATCGGACGCGCGCAGTGCATGCGCACATAAAAATCCCCGATGAAATCCGGCTCCGTCGTCACGGCCTTAACCCGGTCCATCGGCGGCGTCTCCTGGATGAACGTCGCGCCAAGCGTCGGCGCCGCCGAGAACTCCTGGCTCAGATGCCAGGCATCCAACGACTGCGCATGATTGCTCCGGAACAGCCCCGAAATCCGCGAGGGCTTGTAACGATATTCCGCGAACCGCTCCTGGTAACCGAACACCGTCGCGTCGTCCTCGGCATCGCCAGTCGCGTAAATTTCCTTCCGCAGAATTTCCTGCTCGCCCAAGTGGGCCAACGCGGGCCAGAAAAAGTCGAACCGCGTCGAACGCGACCACATCCGCTCCAGGCCCTGCTGATACGTCAGGTCAGCTCGCACGCTGACCAAGCCCAGGATGATGCAGTGCTCGGTGAACGACATCGAGAACCCGTGTCCCATGCCAAGCCCGGTTCCCATCGCCGCAAGGTTCCCCTGCGGCGACACAGCGGCATCCGTCGCACTCGTCTGCGGAATCGGCGAGACGATGATCGGCGTCGAACCGCCGCCCAGGTACTCCGGCCGCTGCAGCCTGGCATCCGGCGACGTCACCTTAAAATGCGCCTTGATCACCTCGACATACCGCGTCCCGCCACGCGCATCGCGCTCGTACATCCGCTGAACCGCGAACGCCTGCCGCAGCGAATTGATCGTTGCAGCCGTCGCTCCGGTCAGATCCACCTCGAGACCCGTAAGCGACGGATCTGCCACCTTACCGAACACCGCAGCGCCCGTAGCGCTAGGGTTCGAGTCCCAGCTCGGATCACCCGCGCCACTGACCAGGCGAATGAACCGATCATTCGTACCTTGGTTCATCCACACCTGGTCGCCCGTACCCACAACCGGCGCCGTTGTACCCAACGGCACCGAGACCGCCGTTCCTTTCTGCGGCCACGGCAACGCCCCCGTGAAATAATCGTGGCGCTTGCCGCGCTTCTGCAACGTGTACTCGTTCGGCAAATCCGGCCCATCATCCGTGGGCACCGCCAACGAGTTCTGCATGTTCTGGTCGCGGAACCACTGGTTCCAGCAAAGAGCGTACGCCCGCAACGGCAACGCGCTGAACTCCAAATCGGGAACCTCCGTCGGAATTCCCATGTAGTCGTAAATCGACAGCGCCGCTTCGCCCGTCACCGCCGTCGTCGTGATCGTCGGCACCAGGAACGACGTGCTGTCGCCCGGATTGGTCTGCGCGCCGTTGAACTTCTCCCAATTCTCCCAGATCAGCCGAATCGGCACCGCGAAGAAGTGCGAATCCAAGTACATGTTGTCCATGATCGGAAAAACCGGCGTCGCCAGGCGAACAAACGACGTCATGTCCACCTTGAAGGTGTCGCCTGGCAGTGCCTCGTCCACCAGGATCGGGATCAGATACCCAGCCGAAAACGTCGTCTTGTGCCCGT